ATCTTCAAATACCACGGGTCCGATGATTCGATGCTCAGTTGACGGGCTTCCTGCTCCTCCATCACGAGTTCCTGTGGAACGCTCCACCAGTCTTCACCGCCCTCGTAGGCAACCACCGCCTCTGCCCACAGCTGGTCGCGTACCTCTTTAAGCAGGGCCGTGTTCATGGGCTTCACCTCGCCCGCGATCACCGGCCAGAATCGGCGAGCACCACTCGGGTCGATAATATATGACTGGCCCACCTCGTTCGTGGTTCCGGCGAACACGCAGGTCCGGGGATACGCTTTAGCGTCGCGTTCGTAACTCAGTCGGGCGTCGTCGGTCGTGGTCGTTAGCGTGGCCTTAAGTGATTCCATATCGGCTTTGCGTAGCGTGGCTAATTCCGACATTTCGACTATCAGCTTTCCGGTGATCACTGCCACCATATCTTTGTGGTTGCTCGACGCGCCGGTCATCGCCCGCGAAAATTCGGTATAGAAGGGTCCGCCCAGGATGCGTAATGCCTGCGACTTGCCAATGCCCTGCTTGCCCTCGAAGATGAGCATGTGGTCGGCTTGGCAACCCGGAGTCATTCCACGGGCGACCGCGCTGATCAGCCATTTCCGGCCAACGGCACAGGTATACTCATCGTTCTTCGTCCCGATCAGGTCAGGCAGCCAAGTGTCGATCCTTTTCACGCCATCCCATCGGAATTTCAAGAGGTGGATGCGTAATGGGTTGACCCGGTATTCATTCGCGATGAATCGGATAGCTTGCGAGCAATGGATCTGCTTCACCCAGGAATCACCCATCGAGTGGAACTTCACCATCAGATTGATCTCGTCCGATTCACCAGCGCGATCGGCATAGATATCACCCAATTCACCGGCCCGGACTCGGTGATCGAAATCCGCGATCCAGTAATTCGGCACAATCCCCTCCTGCTGCATTCCACGGGTCCGGTTGATCACGCCGATGATATTGCCCTTCTCATTATTCTCGCCCAATGTCTCCTTGATGAACTTCCGACGTTCTACCTTCAGGAGGTCTTCGAGGATATTGACTCGCGCCCTCGTACATTCCTTCTTCAGCTTCTTGATGATCCCGTCCAGCTTCTTCCCGGTGCGGCAGGCCGATTCCAACAGTTCATTATCGACGAGAGGCGCATCACTGTCGCACCACTCTTTCATTCGCAGGTAGATGGCATCCGGATCTTTGAATGTCGGATCGACCTTCTCGCGGAATTCCTTCCATCGGAATGCAGAGCAGCTGTTATGCAGACACCGGTAGACCGGGCGATTATTAACCAGTCCGACCATCGGGTCTGTGTGTTGGTCATTGAATGGGCAGCGGGCGATCGTCCATTTCTTGCCCTCGTTCCCGTACAGTGGACGCGGGCCGCTGGTAACGCGCTGGCCACGCTCAAGTAGCCACTTCTCCATGTCAGCGATGAACTCGCCAGTCATATCCTTATATTCTTCTGTCTGCGAATTCTTCAGTGCGTTCGCCAGATTCTCGATCAGGCCACGGGGCACTAAGCCGACCACTTCCGGCACCCGCTCCAGCATGGCAACCCGGTGCGGGCGTTCAGCGGTGGATGATCCCTTCGCAGCTACCGTACCGTAGACCTTCCAGACCCGCGATGCATTCCACATCGTGGTGTCGACGAGGATAGCGTCATCGCTGAAAATCCCCGCCAACATCTTGGTGGCGAACTCGTATTCCGAACGTGTTGCCTCGTCATTTGGCTCGTCGGTGGCGTACATCATGTGGATGCCGTTACCGGAGCAAGCCTCGATCGGTTCCGGCCAGCCCAAGGACGTTAGCCATTCCTTGATCGCCGCCGCAGTCGTGCGAGCCTTGCTCAGTTCCTCGTCGGTCGAAGAGATGCCCGCTGGCCGAACCGGGTCCAGGTCGATCAGAAACCAGCGCCGCCGGGTGATTTCGGCATCATTGGTCGTCGTATGACTCCCATACTCGAATCGGTTGTGACTTCTCGCTGCGAGCGCAGGATCGACCGGATTGGCAGTGACGTAGATCGCTTGATGCTTGCCGTTCTCTTTCGAGATCATGCTCGCCGCCATCGCCGTGTCATCGAAGTACCCGCTGATCGTACCGTACTTGGTCTTAGGGATGCGGACCTCAAATACCGTCCCCCGACTAAACAGCAGATCCAATGTGCTCTTAATGATTATCGACGGTTTTGTGTGTCGATATTCGTCGAATTCTACCGCCATTCTATGCTCTCCTTGTATTATCTCTCAGTGCCGTGGTCAACCAAGACCCGGCATCGAGCGAGGAGCCGTCGGCGCAGGATAAGCCACGCAATATCATCATATCGAGCTTCTCGTCCAATCGCTCGTGGTGCCTTCCAGATACGAGGTAAGCGTGATGCTCCACTTCGAGAAGGAAATGTACGGGCACCAAGTGGTGGCGCTGACTGATCCACTGGTGTTGCGATGGCTCGATCTTGAATGCCGCAGACTTGGTGCCGGTTAACCGGCTGGCGGCCGCTTTAAGCTCTAGCCACCCGGTCTCGTACCCAGGCTGGCGCATCACGTAGGATGCATCCGGGACACCGGGACATACCGCCCCGTCCTCGTGCCACGACAGCAGTAGGAACGGAGCCAGACGCGGCGCGATCCGGTGCCTGAAGGATAGCTCAACCTTGTTCATATGCGTAGAAAATCACCCAGTTGAGGACGTGTTCGGCGATCAATTCGGGCCAGACTCCCCGCGCCTCATCGCCCTTCTTACCCATCTGGACGGCCAAGCCCTCTTGCGCATGTTCTGCGGTAATATCTACGCCATGAATCCGAATGAATCGGATACCGTCCGCCAGATCGCAAAGCTTCACCAGCAGTTCCGCCCCCGGCGGCCATCCAGTGTACCACAGAGCGGGCAGCGTGTCACGTTCCGCCTCTTCGACGCCCGATAATCTGCGTTTGGTGTGGCTCGGAATGTCACCTGTGAATACCTCCGCCATATCGTGGAAGAGCGCGCAAGGCAAGATATCGGCGGCAGGTCCAAAGTAACCGCCGGGCGCTGTCTTGGCGATACCGTAGGCCAACGCCCCCACATTCGCTGAGTGTTCAGCCAGACTCTGAATTCGGGTGGTGTCGATCATGTGCCAGCGTTTCACGGCAGCAAAGCGCATGACGGTCTCTACTTCCGCCCTATCGATCCCGTAGGCATAATGGTCCAGTTTACTTGACATGCTTCATCACTCCCAGTTCCGATTGCAACCAGACGCGGGCGTCATTGACCGCCATCTTGCGACGGATGCATTCCTCGATCGAGAAGCGCTTGCGAGCACCGTAGTCCAGTAGCATGATCATTGCGTCCGCATATTCGGTCTCGTCGGTCGGCGCATCAATGAGTTCACCGATCTCGCTATAGAGCTTCAAGAACATAGATGCGTCGGTACGCTTCGGGAACAGGTGATCGGCCTGCCTACGTACTTCCAGGGCCAGGATATCGATACTTTGCGCGGCGTCTTTCATTTTGCGATCCTTTTAACATCCGCATCATCAGGGCCGTAGCCGACCCACACCACTTTGGGCCGATTGACTTTGGTTAGCGTTTGTTCGTTGATCCGTGCGATCAGGGCGGTGACTTCGTGCGGCTCGATATAATTCACGAAGTTCAGGAAGATCTGGGTCTCCCAATAGTGACCGCAATGGAATAATGCGTCGTCCAATTGCTGGTGGCTGAATGAGAAAATCCGCCGCTGGAGCTTGGTCACGGTCGTGACTTCAGGCTGTGGGATACGCTTGAGGTCCGCCCATTCGAGTTCCTCTTGGTCCGGGTAGCACGGACCGCTGGAGCCATCGCGATTATTCACCCGGATCGGCAATGTCCGCAATGCCGCCATAATCTGAATTCGGCTAGCCCACTTGAATGGTAGGCCGCAATCAGCAGCGATCTGCCAAGGCGTGACGTCGCGACTGGTGGTATAGGGATATGCGCCATGGTACATCGAAAGCCCGAACCCCTGTGCGCCCTCGATAATGATGTTTTCGGACTCTTGGAGCGCCCCGTCGTACTCCGCCATGGTCACAACATACTGATTCAGTACGGTATCCCGGAAGCGACATACGGCGGTGTTCGGGTCATCGACGCGGCGCATGATTCTTTCGATCGCTGCCGCGCCCACGCCCTTCGCGGTGGACCCGATCTTGGTCATACCACCTGCCACCTCTTGAATCGCGTGGTAATCGGCGACCACTGCAGCATGAGGATGGATCATAAGACGTTTACCCTCCATCAGATCGCTGTATCTGTCCAGTTCGCCGATCAGGGTCTTGGCGTGGATCAGCGATCCGGGGCCAAGCATCACGGTTTTGATGGTCGGGGAACAGATCGCCGTAGGCAGCTGCTGGGTCATCATGTGGATGCCCCGCGCCTTATTGATATAGGTGTGGCCCGCGTTAGTCGCGAACGAACATACGGCGGTGTCGTAATGAAAACGAACGGCCAGATACCCGGCCAGCAAGCCCTTGCCCGTACTGCCGTACTGCAAGTCGATAATCATGTGTGCGGTATGCATTTATATGTCCTCAGTTTTTGCTAGCTTCGAACCAATTGATGCCACTATCACCCGAAGCGGTGATCGGCACTCTTATTCTGACCCATGCGGTATCTGAATTGAAATCTGTATATTCCTTAAGTATGATGCCTCGGGTGTCCCCTTCCCCATTGACCGACACACCGATCTCATCATGGCAAGACATCATCAGCCGTGCCGGTAGCTTGAATTCGCGGATCGCGGCGTCCGTCCGGATCAGTCCGATTTTGTGTAGATCGGCAGCATAAGCTTGGTAGAGCAGTCCAGCTGCTTTGTGTTCCCCATGATCCGGGAACCGAAGCCTGCGACCAGTCAGCGTACGTACGAATCCCTTGGACTTGGCCACGCTCTCGGCATGCTTCATGAACGATTTGACGCCCGGTAGCTTCGTGTGATACAGGTCGAATATGCGTTTCGCGTCATCGCCCGGCAGGTAGCACATCCGCCCCCGGTACTCGCTGATCTCGTAATCCATACCCATCATGAACGACAGCTTCCCAGCACCAGCGCCGAATGCCAGCCCCAGGTTAATCTGCTTCGTGTTCGGTGCGCCTGCGTACAGCGGATTGCGCGGGATACCGGTCATGTCAGACACGATCTGGTGGTAATCCATTGCCGGATTAGCCTTGTATGCGCTGATGATCGCCGGGTCATTGATCAAATGTGCAGCCATCCGAAAGTCTACCTGGGAATAGTCGGCGCAGAACCATTCGTCACCTGCGTCGGGGAGAAACATCGCCCGTAGGATCGCAGCATTGTTTTTATCTCGCTTGGTGATCTGTTGAAGCGCCGGATCGACCGATGAGAGACGCCCCGTAATTGTCCCGGTGTCAGCGTCGCTTCGAGTCTGGTTAAATTGAGTGTGGACGTACCCACTCCCATCAGCACTACCGATAATGTGGCCACGGATGAAAGTGTCCCGTAGCTTGATCGTCTTACGAAGATTGCGTACTTTCTCAGCCAGCGGGTGTTTGATTTCTCGGAGCGCATCTTGTCCAAGAGACGGTCCCTTTCCGCCCTTAGTCGGTCCCACGAGTGTGCCATCTATTAATCTCCATTGGTATTTGTTAACTGGCTCGGGCTGGAAGAACTCACGCATCTGCTTAGGCGAGTTCACGAAGGTCGATGCGTCCTTGCAGCCGGTGATATCGACGATTTCTTTCGCGTAGACTCTCTCCTTTTCATCGAGCAGCGGAATGGCTGCGTGGGCGGCTTCCAGGTCCACACGGACTCCGCCCCAAGACATATCGGCCAATACCGGCAGCAGCTTCATCTCGACGTCCAACACGTTCTCAAGCTCCTGCCCCTGTATCTGCTTACACTGCTTCTGGTATATGTCGAAGCAGATCCGGGCATCCGAGGCACCATAGGCCGCGACCAGATCACGAGGCGCGTCCCGTAGGCCGGAGAGTATGTCGGTGCGCCGGGTCAGACCCATGGCGGCACCGATCGCGGCCAGTAGCGCTTCTTTATCGGACTGCACCGCGTTGGCGGTGGCCACGCTGTCGAGCTTGTAACTGAAATGGTGTTCGTTGATCAAACACTCGGCGACCATCGTGCAATACCACTCGACCGATCGAGGATCGATTCCGAACGTCCGGGTAGACTGGTATTCGAATTGGGCGTTATGGGCGATCACCTTTTTACCGGGCAGCAGGTCACGCAACCAATGAGCGAGACCGGGCGTATCCCTGATATCGAAATACCATTCGGCGTCGTGTGTCGCCACTGCGACGCCGAAGACGTTGAAGTCGGGCATCCAATACTTCAGCCCAGTGGTTTCATAATCCAGCGCGACGATCCGAGCTTCGATCCTGGGCAGCGACATAGATATTCCAGCATTCATTGGGGGACTTAGCTACTATTAGGATATTGGAGTCGATCGTCAGGGACCAGAGGCTCGCGACCATCTTGAAGTGAAAAGGTGTCTTCCGAGGAAGACCTGCATTGACCATATGTCTCTCCTGCTTGAAAAAAGCCCCCGGATTTATGGTCCGGGGGCAAGAAGCGCTGGGCGGGCAACTGCTTTCGGCAGAGCCCAGCGCCTAGGAGAATCAGATAGAATCGGTCTGGTGGCCCGCTGTGGTGGTTTCGCCTGGGGCATCATGGCTGGCTCGTACGACCTGACCATCAGCGCCGGAGAACATCGCGTACTGCTTCTCAGCCTCGCGGTACAACGCTTCTGGCGGGAAACCGGCGGGCTGGACCACGTAATTGTAGAACGTCTTGTTCTGCTTGTTCTTGTCTTTAAAGCTCGTGACCTTGTAGACGCGGCTAAAACGATCGCCCCCGGCGATCTGGATCATCGCGTTCCATTTGCGGGAGACCTTGGCCTTGGACTTGGGCATCGAAATAACGATCTGTTCAAGCGACATGTCCGCTGCCACTCGCAGGCAGTAATGGACGGGGGTGTCCACCACTTCCAGCAGGTCCGGATCTTCGCCTGCTGCCACGAGCTTACGTACTTGGTCGTCGGCCAGATCCTGGTGATCGTAGGACCCATGGAAGCCACCACCGGCGTCTTGGTCCTTCCAGACCAAATACTCCATACGGTAGTAAACCGGGATCACGAACACCGTGTCGCCCAACACCTCTTGCGTGACCGTGTTGAACATCAGGCCTTCTTTGGCGTCCTCGTTCTCGTCCTTGATCGGCGACTGCGCCTGCACCAATTCGAGTCGAGGGATCACAATGTCCTTGGTACCGACATTCTCAGAGCCACGACCCTGACCGCCCTTCGCCCACTCAGGAACTTCTTCGGAAAATCCGAGTGCGTTCACGTTGGATACTGCTGCGATTTCGTTTTTGCTTTTGGTAGCCATTTTCATTTCCTTGGATTAGGGCGTTTAAAAATCCGACTGCTGTGCCCGTAAACAGGATAGCCGGAGAGGGAGAAATCAGGACTTGATGATCGACGCACGTTGGAACGGCGTTACGGTGAACAGGTGGTCGGGAATCGGCGCACCTTCTTTGATCATGCGGCGGAACAGCGCCTTCAAGCTCGACGCGTTGTATCCCTCGGTGATCATATTGGCGTAACCGCAATCACGCAACCAGACCATGGCCTCATCTTTCATACCGGCAGCGGTGGATGCATAGACGTCCGACGCCAATTGGACCCTGCCGATACCATCATAACTCACGTTCTTGATCTCCATCTGCTCCATGGCTTCCGGGATTTCATACAAACGCAGACCGTCGAGACGCTTCTTCAAGGGCTTCAGCGTCTCTTCACGGGACTCGATTTCCGCTTCCAGGTCGCGCATCTCTGTGACGAGCTTCAGCAGCGGATTGCTCGATTTATCGTTCATTTCGTATTCCTATAGACTATTGCGGAAAATGCCTTTTCGGGCGAGAACTCGATATAACGTCCCTGCTCACGGCGCCATACGAGGATTTTGGGGCTTGCGGACTGGGCCGCCCTGCCCACGATGATGCCAACCAAGAAGATGGCCAACGGCGACCCGGTGAGAATAATGAAATCCTCCGATGGGTCGTAGCTTGCGAGAAACGCGCTGATCGCTTTCGACCACTGAGTAGCCACGGTCGACTGGGCGTGAAGCGGCAGATCAAACTCGGTGATGAACTCCAATTCGCCGAACACCATCGCCGGAGTGTAGTCCATGGCCGACGCTCCATTATCGCTGCGGCGGACTTGCTCTTTAATAACCCATACTTTTGGTTTAGTCATGATAATCTCTATATGTCGATACACGAGTATACCACACCTCGGCGGCTGGCGCTACCCCACTTCACCCATCAGCAAGTCATCGATTTGCTTCCCTTCTTCTATCTTGCGCTTGAAGAACTGGTCCAAGTCGGTCTTTTCGGCGATTGAAGCGGCGATCGCCTCGTCCAACGTGTTCTCCATGATCAGGTCGATTACCAGACAAGTATGCTTCTGGCCAATCCGGTGGCTCCTGTCCTCGGACTGCATCCGGTCGATATAGGCGAATGTACCCGAATAGTAGATCATCACGTCCTCTTCACCTGATACCAGCGTAAGTCCCAGGCCAGCCGCCGCCGGGTTGCCGACGAAGAAACGGGCGTCTGGGTCATTGCAGTACCGCTCCTCCGCTGCCGTCCTATCCACGTCCGATACCGCCCCGTAATAGCTCAGCACGGATTTCGTCCCATACTTGGTTCGAAGGGCATAGATAATCATCTCCAATTCGGGTACGAATCTGGACCAGATCACGAACTTGGATTCGCCCACATGCTCTTCGATCACGTCCATCATCGCATCGAATTTCGGATTCGAGTCGAGCGGAATGGTCTGGGTACTGCCATTATCGAGCAGAATGGGCTGACTCCCACCGATTACCTGCTGCAGTCGCAGATCGCGCTCAAGTACATTACTGACCTTAATCGCTGGATTATCGCCCTTACCCTTGATGATCTGCTTGAATAACGATCGCTGTTCCGGTGTGGCCTCCACATAGATCTGCTTGTAGACCTTCGGCGGCAGATCCAGCACCGATTTCGGTACCGATAGCGTATACGGATTCACCAGCGCTAGTAACTCCTCTACGAATTGGTAGCCGACGATCTTCTTCGCCTCGTATCCGCCCATCACCAAATACCGGGTCTTGAATGCCCAATAATCGCCCGATCCGATGATATTCGGGTCCAGGAACTCGTATTGCGGCCACAGATTACCGACCTGCTTATTGATGGGCGTACCATTCAGGAAGACTCGCCAATCGGATTGCGCGTGACCGAAATTGATCGTGCGCTCGGTGCGGATCGCCTTGTAGTTCGCAATCTTGCTCGACTCATCAACGACCGTCATATGCTTACCCACCCGGTTTAGGTAGAATGCACACACGGTATCGTAGTACTTGGTACTGACTCCCAGGCCTTCGACTCCGACCAGGAGCACGTGCAGCTTTTGCGGGTCTTCAGCCATCCAATCCGCTAGCTGCGCACTCTTGCCCGACTGAATACGGCGAATCAGGTACTTGTCCGGGTCCGCGTACTTCGCGAATTCTTTCCGCCACGTGTTCGCCAGATTCTTGAGTGTAATGATGGTCAGGCGTCGCAGGCCTTCGGTCGCGTGTCTAGCCATAGCCAGATTAATGGTCACGAAAGTCTTGCCTGTTCCCATTGCGGCGATCAGCGCATAAGAATCGAGATTCCATCCGAAATCCAGCATCTTCCACTGGTGGTCGTACGGTTGATAGGTCACCCGATGGTCGAACCAGTCGCGGGGGAACTGCTTGTAGGTCACCGGCACGAGCAGCGCCTCATAATTCAGGATGGCCTCCAGGGCTTCGGGCGTAAATTCGAAGGCATACCGACCACGGATATCGTTCAAGTGTCCGATGTTCTGCCTCGATAATGGGCATTTCCACTTCTTCGATTTCGGGTCGAAACGTCTGGACGGGAATGCGCGTAGGACGTCCGACGCCCAGAACGGTGCCGCGAACGTCAACCGCCTCAGCTTCTCCTCATACCCGACTTGTATTTTATCAGTCATATCTTCGTACCAGACGCGGCATCGATCGCGGTACGCATCCGATTCGCAAAGTCCTGTTCGCGGGGAAGATCAGATCTAGCTGCCGAAAACCAAGCACGAACCCCCGCTTCGATCTGTATATCACTAAATGTTCGCTGGGCTGGGGCTTGCCCCGGATGGCAATAGGGACACTTGGTTGCGTTGTGGTGATTGGTCGGGTCGAAACCCAGCGCTGCACAGATAGCGAGCATGTCAGGCTCCTGCCCGCTGGCAAGCGGCTGCTGTGCTGACGATGGCGCTGGCTTTGGCATGATGCTGCCCCACATCCCGCAGTTGATGCACCGACACTCCCCGCTGGGCATGGCACCTGTCGTAAACCATTCATGTCGGCAGTGTTCCTGTGTCATGCTGTGAACCCTTTCAAGTCTTCATACGCCTGTAGCATAGCGACAACATCGTCATCCATCATGGATTGGTGAGCTTGCATAATTGATGCCCTCATCATCGACGCAGCGAGGTGCCCCATCGGGATGCTCATACAGATCGAGATTAGTTCCTGCACTCGCTCAATTTCGAGCGGCAGAGCACCGGCTAGTGAGGTGGTCATGGCATCCGCAAAGTACCTCCCAGCAATGCTGCTGTAGATTTTCATATCTGCTTTAGTTGCGGGAACAGGCTGCGCTTGATTAACCCCAATCTGAGGCTCCTGCCCGCTGGCAAGCTGCGACTCAAGATCTGCGATGCGCTCACGCAACTCAATAATTTCCTTGGCAGCTTCTTCTGACACGTTGCCAGTGTTGCGAAGAGTTTGTATTTCTCGGTCAGTAATACGGGTCATGGCTTCTCCTTGATGTTGTGAGATGTTGCATTTGTACCCCTTGCCGAACACAGCGGTTCGGTTTCTTTATAAAGGTCTCCTGCACGATTCTTACCGCAAGATGGGCAGCGCATGGAGGGTATGACTCGCTCATGGTAGTTGCGGTCGTCATATCCAGTAGTAAGCTTTTGTGTGTGGCCGCAGTGCTCGCACTCCATAGTCGCAGTAAAGTCATTGCGGTGCTGGGTCAGAAATGCTTTGATTCTCATGATTATTCTCCTGATGTTTTGCAGCGGCGATAAAAGGCAATGCTGTCCCGGCAGGCTTTACGCAGGTAGCGGTTTTCGTGCCGACGCTTGAACATGTTGCGGATAATATCCAGCGTACTATTGATGTATCGCTGATTTGTGGCGTTAAATGCTTCTTGGAATGGTGTCATATCACTTCTCCTGATGGTTACCTTAGGACCGCTGCGGCGCTGTGGCCGATCTGGACCTGCTCGGTAATGCGGGCGCACAAGATGCGCAGCTCTTTTTCCTGGGTATCCCTTGCGGCGGCCCATGCGGCCCCTGCTGCGTCCCATGACGAGGCACTTGCGACGGCACTTGCGGAGGCACTTGCTGCGGCACTTGCTGCGGCACTTGCTGCGGCACTTGCTGCGTCCCATGATGAGGCACTTGCTGCGGCTCTTGCGGAGGCACTTGCGGAGGCACTTGCGGAGGCACTTGCGGAGGCACTTGCGGCGGCTCTTGCGACTGCCCCTGCGTCCCTTGCGGCGTCCCTTGCGGCGTCCCTTGCGGCGGCCAATGCGGCGGCCCCTGCGGCGGCCAGATCTTTCTCGCTCGCTTTGCGAATGGCGAAGCGTAGTGCAACATCGAGCGAAGCAATTGATCGCGGGTCTTTCATCAGGTGTTGCACCTGGCGGGCACACCAAACTGCATATAGCCGGATCTCGCGGTCGTGGCCGCTGACGGCGCGCAAGCACCACAGCGCGTCATCGAGTCCGTTTGCGTCGATGATTGTGACGATGGCCAGCGGCTCGTTGTCGGCCCCGGTCTTGCCCAAATGCTTGAGCAATTTCGCCCAGCCGTCGCGGCATGGCGAGTGCTCCCTGATTATTTCCAAAGTCGTGTTCATGGCTGCACCTTTGCGTTTTGGGAATCACTGGTCAGCTCCGAAATCATGGGATCGTGCTGTCTGCCCGCTGATAATGGGCTGAGCTGGTGCTGCATTTCGGTCAATCGCATAATATTACTCCTTCAGATATGCCGGGCAATCGGGTCGTATGTCCTCTAGCGATCTTCGCGTTAACGGTGTCGATCGCACGTTCAATGTCGGCCACGCCGATCACTTCCATCTGCGCATCATGCAGGTCCATGAGTGCGTTGAGAGCGATAATATCGGGTCCGGCGGGGGCGAAACGTTCGATCGATGCTGCGCGCTGGGCGATACGGATAATCGCCTCGCGTCCGGCGATCGACTCCTCCTTATACTCCGACCCGAATCCCATACCACAAAGCGCTTCGACGATGTTCGACATGCTGATAAGCGCATCCATCTCGTATCTGGACGCACCGCCTGTCATGAGCGAATTCATGGCGGCGCTGTGGCCGATCTGGACCTGCAGCATAGCGGCGGTATGTTCGCGCACGGGCCGCATGCCTTGGAGCAGGTGCCCTACCGGGTCTTGTAGATTCCGCTTGCGCTTGTACGCTTTTCGCGGCTTTTTGCTTGACGGCATCGTCTCTCCTATGTTTATGATCACTATGTACTATGGTGAACAGGGCCGAAGCCCCGTCCATGACTCAATACCGGCGGGGGTCAGGCCGACTCGGATTCGAATAAGTCCTGCGTATCTGCAGCGGCGACGGCGACGGCGACCACCATGTAATGGGCGTCGCGCACCTCGATCACACGCCCGATGGTGATAGCTTCACCGGCTGGGGTCTGGGCATTACGGCGGATCGCACCACGCAATCGGTTACGCAGATTCATGCTCTGCTGCCCCTGGTTCAGCTGTGAGTACGGGTTCTCGGCCAGACCCAGCACCTCTTTGAGCAGCGGGACCATGTTCGGCACCGACACCACCTCCAGCGCCAGCGCCAATTCGTCGGTCGTGCGCATCTGACCATTCGTGCCCTTGACGTACGAGCCTGCGATCACACGCTGACGAAGGGCGTCGGCCATACCGACCTGGGCCGATGCTGCACCACCTGCAGCGATCCGAGCGGCGACCTTCTCAGCCTTCGCATCATCACGCTCGGCCAGTGCCTTGAGTCGCATGACGGCTTTCGCATCATCACGTTCGGCCTTGGCCAGTTCCTTGGCAAGCACTTTGTCGGCCTTCTCGGCGGCTTTCAGCGCTGCGGTCTTTTCGGCTAACGCCTTCTTGGATGCTGCGACTTCCAGCTTTTCTTCGGGGGTCATGTCGGACATTTTGGTCTTTCGGGGTTCGGTCAGGGATTGTGACAGCGCATCCATCGCGCCGTCACCAGACGATTGTACCACGCGGGCAGCGTCGTCGTCAATACCCATTACAGGCGGCAGATCGTCTTGCACGACTAGCTTCGACCGCTTCACGCGGGCTGTGGGTTCGGCTTCGACCACCGACCGCTTGAACATGTGAAACGGGTCTTTGAACACGGCTGGTGTCATGCCTTCTTCGGCGGCTTCGGGCTTACGGGACTTTGCTTTCATTATCTCTCTCCAGGGTTTTACGACGAACGTATTGTTCGGACTCAGCAGAATATCGCGGGCGGACCTGAGCAGGGCGTCCTCCACGCGATCGGGGTGATTACGATTGGTCATATGAATTCCAAAATCGCAGGACGATGATTCTCCTTATTGAATACATACCAAACATGATTGAACTGGCTATTGATCTCACCGTAATGAGTCCGGATTCTTAGCCTTTTTACCAAGATGATCGCCTTTTCTAAGTGGCCTGAAGTCATTAAAGGCCTCCGAGACGCAGAGGTCATGAATCCGATAGGTAGCAGCATATATACCTTACCAGACGTCAACTTTAATGCGTGTTCTACAAATTCCAAACCCATCGAAAAAGGTGGATTTGTGACTATATCGCACTCAACGTGCTCATGGTAACCGAAAAAATCGTTCCCTGAAGTAATGTCCGTGGATTTAACACAGTGATGGTGTGCTTCCAATACCTTGGAAATATCCATTTCACCGCAAGCAGGCTCCCAGATGTCTCGGGAGAGCGTTACTCGACTCAGTAACGCTATAGTAGCAGACTCCGGTGTCGGGTAAAAATCCATCGGGTGCCTGTCTCGGACAGATGAATTCCCAGCGATTCTTGTCATTTACTGTTCACGAAAGTACCGGCGTCCATCGACCGGAGATGGGTGTCGACTTTATAGACGTCGACTTTGAAGTACTCTCGCGGGAATTGGCGCATCATCACGCGGACCATCGAACGGGCTTTCTCGATTTCGATGTGGCCCGTCTTCGTGTAGAATTCGAATGGCTCCACACGATTGTAGGCTTTCACGACGATCTCGATATTGATGTATTTCGAGTCGAAGCTAGACGCGGCTGGGATGGTCGGATAGATGCTGTTCATTTCGGGACTCCTATATGAGCTATTGACTGACTGGGAAATTCTATTATACCACAGGGAGACGAGCAGCACAATACCGCTCGTCGGATCGATCACAGGACCGTCGGCAGAGTCTGCTCGACCTGAATGACGTACCCCAGCTTCTTCATCAGCTTGATGGTCGAAGGGGTCAGGGTCCGGGTTCCGGCGATCTGGGCGAACGTCTGCGCCTCTTCGTCGAGCGGGATTACGACCTGCTGGCCATACTGGCTGGCGAGTCGGACGAGGGCGATCTTCGGGGATGTTGGGGACATTTCGGGACTCCTATTGGGACTATGGACTGACTGGGAAATTCTATTATACCACAGGGAGACGGGCGACGCAACTACCGCTCGTCGGATCGATCATTCGGCATCGATGAACATGCTGACCAGAAACGACCCGAATCCCCAGAGCATGAGTAACGCGGGCGAGATACCGTCCGGGTCTGGCCAGATCGCGGCGACTGCAGCGGCACTCATTAGAGCCACGCCGAGATAGAAGAAAGCCATTACGAGAATGTAGCTGAAATGTTTCACGTGGAACTCCTTAAGGGATGGGCGCGACGTCGCCGTCGACATTGACTTCGAGCCAGACGTCACCACCATCCAGGCAGATATGGATAACCGAATTACATCCGCCGATATCGAAGGCATCGACCATATCCGCCGGATAAAGTACGCCATAGTAGCGCAGGACCTCTTCGAGGGCGATATCCGCCTCGTCGGACAATACCGACCCGCGATCGGCTGCGATGCCGATCCAGCCTTGTACTGCCATGCCCACGACCATCGGATTCGTCGCGTGTCGGGTCTGGGTGAATTGTGTCATGACTATGATCCTATATCGGGAGAATCCCCGCGACAACCGGCTGTCACCCGGCTGGCACTGGACGCCTCAGGCGGTGGGCTGTGCGGCGAGACCACTGAGTACCTCTGGCGTCATTCCGATCAATGCGCCTGGTGTTACGAAGCCATTCCGGATGGCGTGGCGCAGGCGATTACGCAGATTCATGCTCTGCTGGCCTGGATTCAGCGTCAGATATGGATTACCGGGCAGCCCCAGCAGGATTACGCAAACCCGGATAACGTCGGGGCGAGCCATCGCGCTGAATGCCTGACCGATCAGGTCGCCGTTATGCGGGTTGCCATTCGCGCCCTTCACGTAGGCTTTGCGGGCGGCGACCAGCGCGAGCATCGGACCAACGTACTTGCACTTCTTCTCGGTCGTGTCCAGGTGATCGGCCACATACAGCTCGATCGCGGCGGCATCCAGACCCAGGCTGGCGGCATCGGCGCGGATCGCGGCCTCGTACACGGCGGTCGTGTCGGGCTTCGCCGTTTCACGTGGAACGTCTGGCGTCTGAGTCAAGACTGGTTCGGGCTCTCGGTGCTCGTGATCATAGGTCGCGGCATCTGCGCGGATCGCCGCCTCGAACGCTGCCGCGTCAGCATCCTTGTCTGTCTTCGCGTCGCGAAGGGCCTTGCGGCTAGCCGCCTTCCGGGCCTTATCGGCTGCCGCATTCGCGGCGACGGTGGCTGCGTCTTTATTCAGGGCTTTCACTGGCTTACGTGCTGCTGTCATGATGGACTCCTATATGGGCTATTGACTGACTGGGAAATCCCATTATACCACAGGCTTGGGGACCGCGCAATACCGCTCGTCGGATCGTGGGGCTGGAGAGATACCGCTCGTCGGATGGCGAGATACCGCTCGTCGGATCGTGGGCGGCGGCGGCTGGCGCAAGTACCCTCTGATCCCCCTCTGGTCCGAGATACCCCCCCTCTGGTCTGGGCTGGCGCTCGGATGCCTCGGATACCGCTCGTCGGATCATGGGCCGATCTGGCACGGTTCTTGCCTTCCGGAAGTGAGCGTTCACTAACCTCTAATGCTAGCATCCCCCCTCTGGTACCCCTCTATATGCCGCCGGGCCCTCTCCGCCCCGGCCCTCCTACCCCTCTATCCCCTCTATCTCTCTAGGTATGTGGAGTCTGTAGAGGTCTGGAGGTATCTCAGGGACGTCCAGCCCCCTCGTCGTCGCCGCCGCCACCGCGCCGTAGGCCTCGGAGAGATAGAGGGGTAGGAGGGGATAGAGGGTATGTATGCCCGTACAGTGGTCTGGCTGGCGTCTGGCTGAAATGCGCCGCCTTATCTGGCACGATTCTTGCTAGTATCCGTTCGACTTGGAGGCGTTCGACTCTGGTTTCACGTGGAACACATCCGGCGTTCGACTTGGGGGCGGCGAATCGGTAGTTCGCGCCTATCGGGCGGGCGAAGTGAGCGCTCACTGGGGACCGATAGCCCGAGCCTATGAGGAGAAGCGCAGCGATAGCTGGGGACTACCCCGACGTAGGGCACCCCTCGAAGAGGCCTCAGCCTCGTACTTGTACAGGGGGTTCGTTGTACACTAGAAAATATTCGAGAACCTATATTATATATACCCTATCCACGCACCAGTGGCCTCGCCCTTTTGTCCTCGGGAGGAGTGCCCATTTTCCCGAACAAAAAATAACTCCGGAGAACCATATTTATATGACCCACACCCGTTGACTCCGGTACCTGCTCGTGGTATAATCGTCGCATGGATCTACGCCCCCTCAACCCGACGGTTATAACGGATGCCCTGGTATTAGTGGATGACGTCCAGCCGCTGCCGCCGCTTTCGGTCGACGAGGACTCCTTCGCCCTGGCCGTGATCGAATGTAGTGGTAACGTCGCCGCCGCGCACCGGATGGTATATGGTGATTCATACACTTCGCCGGGGGCGAGGGGACGCATGCTCCTGCAGAAACCCCAGATCGCGGCGCGGATCGAGGAGTTAACGGGCGCGATCAAGGAGACGACGTTCATATCGATCGGTACGCATTTGCAGGAACTCGCGGTGATCCGGGATCTCGCGAAGGCGCAGGGGCAGATTAAAGTGGCGCTCACCGCCGAACGGGCACGGGGCGAAGTGGTGGGGCTTTATAACCGGTTTGAACACGGCGATAAGACGGCAGGCCCGGTGCTGGTGCAGATCAATCTCGTGAGCAAGTATGACGCTGATATATGAGTGAATTTCAACTGACTGAGCGGCAGGAAGCGGCGATGGCGGTGCTGTCGGGACCGGCCACACACGGAATGCTCTACGGCGGGTCGCGTTCGGGCAAGACATTCCTACTGACTCGTAACGTCGTGCTTCGCGCTATGAAGGCCCGGCGTTCGCGCCACGCGATTTTGCGTTTCCGCTTCAACCACATCAAAGCGTCGATCATCCTGGATACGTTCCCGAAGGTCATGGAAATCTGCTTTCCGGGTGTCGAATACGTGCTATCCAAGACGGACTGGTTCGCAGCACTCCCGAACGGTTCCGAAATCTGGTTCGGCGGGTTGGATGACAAGGACCGGACCGAGAAGATTCTGGGGCAAGAGTACGCGACCATCTACTTCAACGAGTGTTCGCAGATCCCACATAGTTCACGGGCGATCGCCATTACCCGACTCGCGCAATTGGCTGAGACCACGCCAGGCAATTTCCTCGTGCCTCGTGCGTTCTACGACATGAACCCGACCGACAAGATCCATTGGGCGTACAAGTCGTTCGTGCAGAAAGTCGATCCGGAGACGAAGAATCCGATCCACGACCCTGAGAATTATGTGTCTTTCCGGATCAATCCCGAAGACAATATGCAGAACCTGAGTGCGAACTACCTGGATACGCTGAAATCCCTGAGTCCACGGTTGCAGAAGCGTTTCCTACGCGGTGAATTCAGCGATGGTACGCCCAACGCGTTGTTCAAGGACGAGACGATCGAGACTTGGCGGGTGGTGAACGGCGATATCCCGGATCTGGTTCGCGTTCTCGTGGCAGTCGACCCTTCGGGTTCAGGGGATGATGCCGGGTCTGATGCCGATGCTATCGGGATTGTGGTTACCGGGCTGGGTACAGACGGGAACGCATACGTACTCGAAGACCTGACGGTGAAGGCGGGGCCAGCGACGTGGGGAAGGGTAGCGGTCGATGCCTATATCCGCCACGAGGCCGATGCGGTGGTAGGCGAGGCGAACTATGGTGGTGCGATGGTCCAACACGTGATCCGTACCGCTGCTGCTGCCCGGAACGCCCGTGTCAATTACCGGAAAGTTACCGCGACCCGTGGTAAAGTGGTCCGCGCCGAACCGATATCCGCATTGTACGAGCAGGGTAAGGTACGGCACGTTGGCTACTTCGTCGATATGGAAGACGAGCTATCCGGATTCACCACGAATGGATTCGTCGGCGAGAGTTCGCCCAACCGCGCTGATGCCCTGATTTGGGGTATCAGCGAACTGTTCCCTGCCCTCGTGTCGCCCAATAAGCCGGGCGCTCACGATTCAGTAATCATCATGCCATCCGAACACCGCTGGCGCTAAAGGAATCATAATGGCAAGAACATCTCGCGATCAACGTTTGGCGGATGTGCACCAGGAGGCGCTGATCGAATTCGACCAGATCCAGTCCGCGATGCGCGACGAGCGACTACAATGTCTGCAGGATCGCCGGTTCTACTCCATCGCCGGAGCACAATGGGAAGGCCCGCTGGGCGAGCAGTTCGAGAACAAGCCCAAGTTCGAAGTGAACAAGATCGCGCTCTCTGTTCAGCGCATCTTCACTGAATACCGCAATAACCGCATAACCGTCGACTTCGTGAGCAAGACCGGCGAGAAGGGCGATCGCCTTTCGGAAGTCTGCGATGGCTTGTATCGCGCCGACGAGCAGGATAGTGTCGCGAACGAGGCGTACGATAACGCATTCGAGGAGGCGGTCGGCGGCGGATTCGGCGCGTGGCGGCTCAGGACCAGCTACGAGGACGAGGAAGATCCGGAGGATGACCGTCAACGTATCCGGATCGAGCCTATTTTCGATGCCGATTCGTCCGTGTTCTTCGATCTGGAGGCCAAGCGGCAGGACAAAGCGGATGCCAAGCGGTGTTTCGTCATCTACAGTATGACGCCCGATTCGTACCGCGAAACGTTCAACGATGATCCGGCCACGTGGCCGAAAGAGGTACACCAGCACGAATTCGATTGGGCAGCGCCCGATGTCGTCTACGTGGCCGAATACTATCGGGTCGAGGAAGTCGCCGAAACGATCCGCATTTTCCAGGCGATCGACGGATCTGAGGAACGTTACAGCGCGGATGAGATCGACGAGGCCATGGAACTGCAGTTAAGCGCGGTCGGCACTGTCGAAGTCCGCCAGAAGCGGATTAAGCGCCGCCGCGTTCGGATGTACGTGCTCTCGGGTTCCAAGATCTTGGAGGACAACGGATTCATCGCGGGCAAGAATATCCCGATCATCCCGGTCTACGGCAAGCGCTGGTTCATCGACAACATCGAACGTTGTATGGGTCACGTCCGTATGGCGAAAGACGCGCAACGGCTGGCTAATATGCAGCGCTCCAAGCTCGCGGAAATCTCGGCGTTATCCAGTGTCGAGAAGCCAATCATGACGCCGGAGCAAGTCGCGGGCCATCAGGATATGTGGTCGAATGACAATCTCCGGAACTACCCGTACCTGCTCCTGAACCCCATCACGGGCGCTGACGGGTCTATGTCCCCCGCCCCTCCTCTCGGCTACACGAGGGCACCGTCCGTGCCTCCGTCGATGGCAGCGCTGCTGCAGATATCCGAGCAGGACATCCGCGACGTGCTGGGGAACCAGGAGCAGGGCGACAAGATCGTCAGCAACATTTCGGGTCGGGTCGTTGAGATGGTGCAGCAGCGCCTCGACATGCAGACGTTCTTGTATGTATCTAATATGTCGAAGGCGATCCGTCGGTGTGGTGAAATCTGGCTGAGTATGGCCAAAGAAGTGTACGTCGAACCCAAGCGCAAGATGAAGGCGATCAGCCCCCTGAACCTGATGAGTTCGGTGGAACTATCGCGCCCGACCATCGACGAGAACACCGGAGCACTGAAAGTCGAAAACGACCTTTCGGACGCGCATTTGGATGTCACGGTCGATGTCGGCCCATCATTCTCCAGTCAGCGGGCCGGAATCGTACGGGCACTTACCGGTATGATGGCGATCACCCAAGACCCGGAAGCTCAGCAGGTTCTGCAGTCGGTGGCGATCATGAATATGGAAGGCGAAGGTCTTGCCGATGTTCGCAAGTTCTTCCGCAAGAAGATGGTCCAAGCTGGGGTTATCGAGCCTACCGACGAGGAAGCAGCAGCAATGCAAGCCGCGATGGAGAACCAGCAACCGGATCCGAATGCGGTGTTCTTGCAGGCCGCAGCGGAAGAAGCTACCGCGAAGGCAGCTGGCGCACGGGCTGGCGTACTCAAGACGGTCGCCGATGCCGAACTGGCACGGGCGAAGACGGTCGAGACCTTGGCCAGCGTCGATCAAGAGGCACAGAGGATCGCCCTTGAATCCGCGCAAGCGATCAGCGGGATGTTGCAAGACGCCGCCGAACCCGTCACCGGGATGTAATCTCACCGGCAACCGCTCAGCCGTTTAAATTGGGCGAGTCAGGTAGATATAAAAATGTTCCAGAAAACCCCCATCAAAGACACAGAAGAAGAGTTCGAGACAGGCGAAACCGAGATCGAGGAGGAAGTCGTCGAATTGGAAGAGACCGATGAGTCTGAGTCCGTTGACGGGACACCGCCAGAGGCGGAAGACGAAGAAGTAGAAGTCACGATCCCAGGCGAAGACCCGCGCCCGGAGGATGTGGAGGACGAACGAAGCCCCGCACCGATGTGGGTCCGCGATCTGCGCAAGTCCAGCCGTGAAAAGGACAAGAAGATCCGCGAGTTGGAGGGTAGGATCGCCGCCGCCGGACCGACGACCCCGAAGGTAATCGCCCTCGGTAAGAAGCCAACGCTGGAGGACCATGACTACGACACCGACATCTACGAGACCGCGCTCGGTAATTGGTTCGACCAGAAACGAGCCCACGAAGCCCGCGAAGGTGAAGCCAATGCTCAGCAGGCGGAAGCCCAGCGGGGCTGGCAGGCCAAGCTCGATGGATACGGCAAGCTGAAGGCCGATCTGAAGGTCAAGGACTTCGAGGAGGCGGAAGCCCAGGTCCAGGAGAAGTTTAACGTCACTCAGCAGGGCATCATGTTGCAGGGACTCGACAACCCGGCCCTTGTCGTCTACGCCCTCGGCAGAAGTCCCAAGAAGGCCGCAGAACTGTCCGCCATCAAAGATCCCGTCAAGTTCGCAATCGCAATCGGTAAATTGGAGACCACCTTGAAAGTCACACCACGCAAAGCCGCCCCGCCACCCACGAGATCCATTTTCGGTAATGGTCCCGTATCGGGTGTCGCGGATTCCACGCTCACTCGTCTTCGCACCGATGCAGAGAAAACCGGTGATTATACGAAGGTGGTGGCCTACAAACGCTTGAAGAAGAAATAATATGAAAGCGATGGGACTATACGCGAACATCAACGCGAAGAAGAAGCGCATCGCAGGTGGCTCGAAGGAGAAGATGAACCGTGTCGGTTCTAAGGCTGCGCCATCAGCCAAGGACTTCAGGCAGTCGGCGCGGACGGCCAAGAAAAGGTAAACGACCACCCGAAGCGAGATACTTGACAGCGCGCTTCGGGTGGTGTAGAATCCCTATATACGGTCCACCCACCAGACGGGTAGTGCATCGGGATTTCGAAGACTGGCTACCGCCCGGCTCCTAATGGGTGAGAAAGTTATCGGGCGCATGCCCACCCATTCACTCACCAGGAGCCTATTATGGCAAACGAATTCAGTAAAGAAGAACGCGTCGCTTTCGAAGACATCCTCCAAGGCTTCCAGGATGCGCTGGTCCTGTCGCGCAATGTGACGACCTACGCTACCGAGCAAACCATGATGGAACGTGCTCGCAACACCATCTGGCGTCCTATGCCCTACATATCGCAGTCTATCGACAGCGTACCGGGCGTGGCGATTCCAGGCTACCAGTCGATCACCCAGTTGGCCGTGCCATCGACCCTTGGCTTCAGCAAGACAGTGCCGTTCACCATGACGACCCTGGAATTGCGCGACGCCCTACAGGAGAACCGATTCGGCCAGTCCGCGCGGCAGAAGCTCGCCAGCGATATCAACATCGCCATCATGAACGTCGCCGCCTCGCAAGGCACCCTAGTGGTCAAGGTCGCTGGCGCTGCCGGTAAGTACGATGACGTGGCCCTGTGCGACTCGATCATGAACGAGCAAGGCGTGATGACCGAAGACCGGTCTCTGGCCCTGTCCAGCCGCGATTATAACGGCATGGCCGGTAATCTGGCGACCGCCACCCGTTCGTTTACTGGCGGCAAGTCGGCTAATGCCTACGAGCGCTCTTTCGTCGGCATGGTCGCAGGCTTCGATACCTTCAAGCTCGACTACGCGAATCGGATCGCTGCAGCCGGTGGAGGTACGTCCAAGACCATCGCTACCAATGGCTCGCAAGTCGATTTCATACCTCGCGCAACAACGAACTCGGTCGGTGGTCAGATCAACGTCGATAACCGTTACCAGACCGTTACGGTTAGTGCCACGGCAGGTATTGTGGCGGGCGATGCCTTCACGATCGCTGGTGTACAAGCAGTGCACCACATCACCAAACAGTCGACCGGCCAATTGAAGACGTTCCGAGTGTTGAGTGTGACGAACGGCACTACCCTGGTGATCAGTCCGCCAATGATCGGCGCGACCACCGCGTCGCCTACTGATGCCGAACTGCAGTACAAGAACGTGGAAGTCGTGACCGAAAGCGCGAGCGCTGCAATTGTGTTCTTGAACGTGAATGCTACCGCGATCAACGTGTTCTGGCAGCGTGATGCGCTCGAAATCCTGCCCGGTCGTTACGCGGTGCCAACCGATGCTGGAACTGCAGTGATGCGCGCCAGCACGGACCAGGGTATCGAACTCGTGATGCAGAAGCAATATGACATCGACAGCATGACCATCAAGTATCGTCTGGATACGTTGTTCGGCGTCGTGAACAAGCAGCCCGAGATGTCCGGCATCCTGTTGTTCAACCAGTAACCTGAATCGGGCGGGGGCTACGGCTCTCGCCCTTACCGGAGAATTCTATGGCAACAGGCAAGAACACTTTCGGGTCGAACATCGCGAAAGCGAAGCGGGCCGGTAAGACGCAGAAGGAAGCGGTATCCACCGCGATCAAGACCGCCAGCAGGCCTATGCCTTCTCGTGGTGGGCGCACAGCCAAGAATAAGGCGAGTCGAGGAATGAAATGAGCTATACGAAGCGCCAATTCGTGGTCGCGGCCTTTGAAGAGGTCGGATTGGCTTCGTACGTATTTGATATCCAGCCCGAAGGTCTCCAGAGCGCGCTTCGTCGTCTGGATTCGATGCTTGCTGAGTGGAACGCGAAAGGCATTCGGCTCGGGTTTCCGTTACCGTCGAATCCGCAAGACAGTGACCTGGATGAGGACACATTCGTTCCTGACTCCGCGAACGAGGCGATCATCACGAATCTCGCCATCCGCATCGCACCGAGTTACGGTAAAAACGTTTCTCCCGACACCAAGGTCATCGCGAAGCAGGGATACAATACCCTCCTTTCCCGTGCCGCGATACCGGCTCAGCAACAGCTGCCTGGAACAATGCCTGCCGGTGCGGGCAACAAGCCTCTGCGCAGCCACGATAATCCATATCTCATCCGTCCAGTCGACCCGGTACTTGCCGGTCCCGATGGTCCGATCAGATTCAATTAAGGCCCGATCATGCCTCAGATCTACCAATTACCGTTGCTGAATGTGGTCTCAGGTGGCGACCAGCTGCCGATATTCTCGCCGAACCAGGGCGATTCACGCCGGGTATCGATCAACTCGCTGCTGGATTACTTCCAGAAGACATTCGCATCGCCGGCGCTGGCTACTAATATCTTCACTCCGGGTACCGGTTTCAATATCGCGGTCCCGAATCCTGTCGCGGCGCAGCAGTGGATGCTCTTGCGGCCGGTAAGTACACTGGCTTCGGGCACTGTCACGTTGCCGTTGAACTCGCAGACACCAGACGGCACCGAGGTGCTTATCACGACGACCCAGCAGATCACCGCATTCACGTTGGCGCTCAATGGTGCCTCGCAGGCCTTCGGCGTTCCCTCGATATTGGTCGTTGGGGGACCGTTTCGGGTACGATTCGTACAGGCCACGAATTCATGGCACCGGATCGCGTGAGCGCGGGCTATTCACATGCAAATCCCGATCCTCAACGGCATCTACGTCGATAATGGTCCGGATTTGCGTACTGCTTATCCCGTGAATATGATGCCGGTGCCCAAGGTGTCGGGTATTAGTACCGGGTTCCTGCGCCCAGCAGACGGTATTGTGGCGAACGGCATCGGTCCAGGCGTCGATCGTGGCGGCATCAGCTACAAGGGCATCTGCTACCGGGTCATGGGTACCAAGCTGGTGATCGTCGCATCCGACGGCGCGGTCACGATCCTTGGTGATGTCGGCGGTCCGACTACCGAATTGGTCATTTTCGATTATAGCTTCGATTTCCTGGCTATAGCGTCCGGTGGGCGTCTGTACTACTGGAACGGGACTCTGACCCAAGTGACCGACCCGGACTTAGGTGTCGTCCTGGATTTCGTGTTCGTCGATGGCTATTTCATGACCACGGACGGCACGAATCTGGTCGTAACCGAGTTGAACGACCCCACCCAGGTCAACCCGTTGAAGTATGGCAGTTCCGAGGTGGACCCGGACCCGGTGATCGGGTTGCTGAAGCTACGGAACGAAGTATATGCCCTGAACCGGAACACGATCGAAGTATTCGATAACGTCGGCGGGAACTTCTTTCCGTTCGCAAGGATCGATGGCGCGCAGATCATGAAAGGCGTGATCGGGGCGCATGGCTGCTGCATATATATGGAAATGATCGCATTTATCGGCAGTGGCCGGAATGAGGCACCCGCCATTTATCTAGGTGCGAATGCTCAAGTTCAGAAGCTCAGTACTCAAGAGATCGATGAAATGTTGCTCGGATACACCGAAGCGCAACTCGCAACAGCCAAGCTTGAACGGCGCAACGACAAAAACCGCGAGTGCCTATACGTCCACCTACCAGACAGTACTTTGGTTTATGACGCGGCAGCTTCGCAGGTGCTGGGTGAAGCGGTGTGGTTTATCTTGTCTTCCTCATTGGTCGGGTTCTCGCAGTTCCGGGCAAGGAATCTGGTATGGGCGTACAATAAATGGCTGGTCGGTGACCCGGCATCGAATGCTGTCGGATACCTGATACAGAATGTGAGCACTCATTGGGGGGCGATCGTTCGCTGGGAGTTCGGCACTATGGTGATCTACAACGAGAGTAATGGTGCGATCATTAATGAACTGGAACTCGTGAGCCTGACCGGCGCAGTCGCACTTGGAATTGACCCCACAATCACGACCAGCTATTCGACCGATGGGAAGTCTTGGAGCCAAGATCGATCGATCCGCGTCGGGACGACCGGAAGCACGAAGAAGCGGCTAGTCTGGTTCCAGCAAGGCCATATGCGGAGCTTCCGCATTCAGCGCTTCCGGGGCAGTAGCCAAGCACACCTGTCTTTCATTCGTCTGGAAGCCCAGGTCGAGCCTCTCGGGTACTGAGCATGGTGACGCGGAATTTTAATATCACCCGCGACCAATTGGCTACCTTTTTAGGCAGTCCTGAACTGATCCGCCAATTCGAACGGCTTCTGGATGGCGCCAACCTTCTCGCGGTCGGGAATGGCGGGACAGGGCAGACCAGTTACGAGGATGGTGACCTTCTTATCGGCGATGATCCGGGTCTCTCGAAGGCAAAGCTGTCCGAGGGCACCGGGATCGCGGTTGTGAATGGCCCAGGATCAATTACGGTCCGGATTGCTGATACGGCGGTTCTTCCAGGCGATTTTACGTACGCCTCGATTACCGTGGACGCTCAGGGCCGACTCACTGCCGCGTCCAGCGGGGTGGACCCTGTGACTTCAGTCACCGGAACCGCGCCCATCACCAGCACGGGCGGATTGACGCCCGCGATCAGTATTGATGATACCGCAGTCGTGCCCGGTGATTACGTATTCGCATCATTCACCGTTGACGCGAAAGGCCGACTCACTGCCGCATCGAATGGAACACCATTGGCGGGAGGAATCGGTGTTATCATCACGACCGCGAAGTTAACCGCCGGGGGCATCGATGGCAGTATGACGTTCACGAACGGCCTTTTAACGGCCCAGACACAGGCCACGTAAGGAGAATATTATGGATATGCCACGAATGATGGTCGGGAGCATGATGGGCGGACTCCCGGAGTCCGAACCGTTCATAACCGCAGCCGAGAATCGGCGCAACGCAACGGTCGTTATCGCTGACTGGATGTTCGGGCCGGAGAACCCGTCGAGCGTCCCTGGTACGAATAAGCCGTTCTGGATGGCCCTTGCGGGTGCGCTTCAAGTCGACGAGAAGGAAGCCCGCCGCCACCGCTGCTCGAATTGTGTCCACTATGATAACAGCAGTATGACGCAGGCATTGATGGCCCAGATCCCGCAGAACGACGCTGATGTCGATGCGGGCTATCGTGGGTACTGCCACCGATTCGATTTTATCTGCCATGATATGCGAGCCTGCCAAGCTCAAGAAGAACGCATGTTCAGTGATAGTTGACAGACGTTCGCCGATGTGGTAGAATTCGTATGCTGAGTCCGTTGAACCACCGGCAGTTCGTCCACCATTGAAGACTCAATGAACGATACCGTGACTCAGATAACGACAACCGACTACCAGCCGATCTACCGGTTGGAGGCGGAATTGTTGAAGATGCCCCAGGTTGAATTGCCTGTGACGCACGATTTCTGCAGCGGTATCTACGCTCGCACGATCTTCATCCCAGCCGGGACGGTGTTGACGGGTGCGGTTCATAAGGACGAGTCATTTTTCGTGGTCCGCTCGGGTTGGATTATCGTCACGACCGATTCCGGTACCATCACGATCGGCCCAGGTTCTATGAGCGTGACCAAGCCGGGGACCAAACGGGCCGGGATTGCTGTTACCGATGTCGAGGTTACGACGTTCCACGCGAACCCGGTAAATGAGCGCGACCCGGACGCTCTGTGGAATAAGTTCACCGTGCCCGCGCCGGTACTTAGTATCGAAGGAGAAGCACGATGACGTTTGGATTATCAGCCGCTGCTGTCGCGGGTATCGCAGTCGGCGGGGCCACGATTGTTTCAGGTGCTCTAGGTGCCAGGGCATCGCGAAATGCTGCCGATACTCAGTCCGCCGCCGCCCAAGCGGGCATCGAGGAACAACGCCGCCAATTCGATGCGGTCCAGAAGTTGCTCGCGCCCTTCACCCAGGGCGGCACGACTGCGTTTGGACAGCAGCAGGCATTGATCGGCGTCCAGGGACCTGAGGCACAGCAGAAGGCGATCAATGCACTGGAGCAGGGACCAGCATTCCAGTCTCTCGTCCAGCAGGGCGAGAATGCGATTTTGCAGAATGCGTCAGCGACCGGTGGGTTGCGCGGCGGCAATACTCAGGCTGCTCTCGGCCAATTCCGACCACAGTTGCTGAGTCAGTTGATTGATCAACAGTTCAACCAGTTGGGTGGCCTGTCGGCCACGGGGCAGGCATCGGCAGTGGGGCAGGCGACAGCAGCGCAGAATCAAGGCAGTGCTATCTCAGGCCTGTTGGCCCAGCAGGGTGCTGCAGTCGCAGGCGGGCAACTAGCTTCCGGCCAGTTCGCGGCATCGATTCCTGCCGCGATTTCCAGTGGCTTCGGCCTGTTCAAGGGCTTGGGGGGTAAATTTTAATGGTCCAGCCGATCGACTACAGCATTAACGTACCTGACCCGACTCAATCATTCATGAGGTCGTTCGAGGTGGGGTCCACGATCAGCGGCGCGCAAGCCGTCCAGGCGGAAGCAGTACGCAAAGCGGAGCAACAGCAGATGACGGCAGCGGCGATTGCGCGTCTTCAGCAGCCGGGAGCGACAGCAGCGGATTATGCGAAATTAGCGATGATGCTTCCCAAGGATCAGGCCGAATCCATCCGTGAAAGCTTTAGCCTCATCAATGTCGAACGCCAAGAGACAGCGCTGAAGCAGGCTGGCGAGGTATTCTCCGCGTTCAAGGCAGGCCAGCCCGCGATCGCGATTCAACTTATGGAACGCCAAATCGAAGCCAAACGTAATAGCGGTGATGAGCCGGGGGCGAAGTTCTTGGAAACGTTTCGTGATGTAGCTAGAGAGGATCCGAAATCGGTTGAGGATTACTTCGGGTTCACAATATCGCAGATTCCGGGTGGCGATAAGGTTATCGATGCAGTGATCAAGATGCGCGAAGCGCCAACGGTTGGGCAATTCAAAGTACTGACCCCCGCACGGATCGCCGAACTCGGCCTAGGCACCGGCTCGTTCCAGGAGGACGTTAATACCGGCAAAGTCACAGCTATCGGTAGCGGCGGCGTCACGATCAACATGCCGCCTGCGGTCGGGCCGATTCCCAAAGATTTTCGGATGAATTATGATCCGCAGAACCGGCCTATTTCCATGGAGGTGATCCCTGGATCGAAAACGGCCCTCGAACTGGCAACGGCTGAATCGAAGCGCGGGATCGCTGCCGGTACATCCCTGACCAGTTCCAATATCGTCGGCGAAGAGATCGGACGACTGAAATCGCTGGTTAAGAATCAGACGGTTCTTAGTCCCGTTACAGGTGTTACAGGCGCTCTCGTGGCGGGTGCCGGTCCGCTGGCTGCTGGGTCGGCCCGCCGGTCCGCTGAAGCGGTGGCGGAGACCATTCGCGCTAACATCGGCTTTGATCGTCTGAACCAAATGCGTCTGGAGTCACCAACCGGCGGAGCGTTGGGTAACATCACGGAGCAGGAATTGAAATTCCTTCAGGCCGTACTGGGTTCGCTGAATCTGGACCAGAAGGATACCGACCTCATCAAGAGCTTGAACCGGCTGGAAAAGATCTATGACGGCATTATCAAGAAGGCGGCGGCTTATCCGAATGCTGGAAAATTCGGTTTCGACGATGCGGCTCCTGCGAACCCTGCAGCCCCTGCCGGTGCCCCGACCGTGAATGTAGGCGGGCAGACGTTCGCTAGACCCGCCGGTTTCACTGACGAGCAATGGGCCGGATATAAACGCGCCATGGGAGTCACTGAATGAGTCCCGCCGAATGGCTGGCCTCGCAGTCGACTGCTGCGCCTGCAGCCGTGCCGCCGGTCGCCGCGCCTGCTCGTGCTTCGCTGGCCAGTACCCGCCGCGAGACTGATCGGGCGGAAATCCTGAACGCCGAGATGCGCAAGGCCCGTGAACGGGTGATGGCGGGAGATACAAGGGCGGCAGGCGACGTCGAAGCGTTGACCCGCGAAATGCAGCGGCTCAACATCCCGATCGCGGGCGCAACAGCACCGATCGCATCAATGGCGGTTCCAGCAGTCGCGACGCCGACGCCCGTTGTCGCAGCAGCGACTGCCGCATTATCTCCTGCCGACTGGTTAGCATCCCAGACCCCTGCTGCCACCGCTGCCGTGCCCCCGGTAGACGTACAGCCAGCGACACCCGAAGTACCCTCGACTACTATGGGCGGGCTAGTGGGCGCGGTCACTCGCGGACTGGCGCCCGTGGCGGTCGGAGCGGGTCTCGGAGCCATCGCGGGCGCTCCACTAGCTGGCGTGGGCGCGATCCCAGGAGCGGTCGTCGGTGCCGGTGCTGCCGCCATCGCTTCCGTACTCGGCGATCCCGTGGTCGGAGCGATCAATGGACTACTCGGCACTCAATTCACGATGCCGACCGAAGCCATGGAGCAGTTGCTCACCCGCATCGGGGTGGCGCAGCCCAAGACCGAAGCCGAACGCATTGTCCAGTCCGCCTCAGCGGGCGCAGGCGTCGGTGGTGGTCTGGTCGCAGCAGGACAAGCTATTACACGGGCAGCTGGCGCAGTATCACCGGTCGCCGCAAGGGTCGGCGGCGTCCTAGCTGGTCAGCCCGCAGCCCAAATAGCTGGCAGCGCTACAGGCGGGGCGGCGGGGCAGGCCGCACAAGAAGCCGGAGCGGGTCCAGTCGGGCAGGTGCTCGCAGGCGTGGCCGGTGGAATGGTCGGTGCGGCGGCGGGTGCGATTCGGACGACCAATATTCAACTCCCATCTGATTTGACAGCAGCGCGGGAAGCCGGAATTCGCGTTCTAACCAGTGATGCGATACTTCCACGGACATTCGCACAGAAATGGTTGCAGACGATCGGTGAACGCATTCCCGTAGTCGGCACCGGTTCCGTGAGGCAGCAGCAACAGGCCGAACGTATTCAGGCGGTCAAGAACGTCGCCGATGACTTCGGGGTCGATGATCCACAGCTGCTCTCCACCAAGGTCATGAACGATCTTGCGACTAAGCGTGGTGCGGAGCTTTCGGAATATGTCGGCGCTCGTGCTGCAGTCGTGCAAAAGATTAGTACCGCGCAAGCGCAAGTCGGTCCCGGTCAGTCGCTGATCGACGAGGCGAACGTACTTGCCGCGAAGGCGACCGACCTCTTGGGCGACCAAGCCGCGTTATCGGTCCGTGTCGCGGATCTGCGGGCGGAGGCTTCGCCCCGGCTATCCCGAATCGCCAGCCTGGATGCCCGAATCACGCAGAGGCAGGTGAAAATCGATGAGGCGAACACAGCTGCTGCACTGAAGCGGCAGCAGGGTCAGTCAATGATCGATGGCGTATCGAACGCATCCGTTACTGTTACCAGGACGATGGCCGCGATCGATACCGAAATCGCCACTCTCACCGCTATGGGCACCAATCAGGTGAACCCCGCCATCAGCATCCTTCGCGACTGGAAGGCATCGATCCAGGGCAAGGATCTGGCTAATGTCGAACTCCTACGCAAACAGCTAAGCCAGAGCTTCAAAGCGCCTGAGCTTACCGCGATTCGCGGGATCGGTGATAAGGCGGTCTCGAACATCTACAGGCCATTGGCCGATGATATGGGCGACTTCATTCAGGCCAATGGTACCGGGCGCGACTTCACGAAGTGGCAGGTTGCCAATAAGCGCTTGACTGAAATGAGCGGTGAACTGAAGATGGATTCTCTGAAATCCGTATTGTCTCGCGGCGAACTCGTTCCTGAAACCGTGAACCGTCTGTTATTCAGCTCCAAGCCAAGTGAGATCACTCAACTATATAAGGGCTTGACCCCGCAAGGTCGCGCTCACGCAAGGTCCGCGATCATTACCCGCGCCGTCAATAACTCCAACGGTATCGATAATATTAGCCCCGAGAAATTCGCCACCCAAGTCGACAAGCTCAGCAAGTCGATCAATGTCTTTTTCACAGGCGACGAATTGAATCGTGTCCAGGGTCTCGCCCGTGTAATTCGCCTCACCAAGCGCGGGGCAGAGGCGTCCCTGCTGCCCGCCACGGGCGTCCAGAATTTCTACGCTATGCTCGGAGTAAGCGTCGGCGGCGCTACAAGTGGCGTATCGGGCGCAGTCATCGCGGGAACCGCCATGGGAACAGTCGGCGGCGCGGCGCGAATCTATGAATCGGCTGCAGTCCGTAACCTGCTTCTGCGACTCCCCCGAACCCCCGCAGGCAGTGCGGAAGAGCTTGCGCTCACGAAACGCCTATTTACGGCTATCGACTCCCAGCAGCGTGTAGCCACACCAGAAATCGCAGAGGAATAAACCATGTCCGCAGTATCAGTCCAAACGCCCTTCCCGATCTTTAACGACATTGACGGCCAGCCACTAGAGGCTGGATATATCTTTGTCGGTGTTGCGAACCTAGACCCGCAGGTAAACCCTGTGGCGGTGTTCTTCGATGAGGCGCTTACCCAGCCAGCAGGACAGCCCATTCGCACTATAGGCGGCTATGCGGTCAATTCAGGGACACCGACCAATCTTTACTCCAGCACTGACTACAGCATCCGGGTGACGAACAAGAATGGTTCGGTTATCTACTCTGCGCCTGTCGCTCAAAGCTATTTGACTTTACCAAGCCCTTTCGGATCGTCCTTAGTCGGCTTTATTCAGTCGGGCGCTGGTGCTGTTGCTCGCACGGCGCAGGGGAAGCTGCGGGAGATTGTTAGCGTAAAAGACTTCGGGGCGGTAGGTGATGGAGTAGTTGACGACACTTCTGCTATTCAGTCGGCAATGTCCTATGCCTCCACGGTAGTCACATCAGGCGCTAACGATACACAGCAGGTGCTAGCGGCTGTATATTTTCCAGGCGGGAAGTACAGAACCACTGCCGCAATTGAGATGTTTAACAATGTCAGCATCCAAGGAGATGGAACCGGGACGAGTTGGGTTTTAGTGGATCACACAGGAGATGGATTCTTTACGGCAGATGGCAGGTATTATGCCAATATTCATGTAACTGGCTTATTCTTACAGAGCGCGGGTACCGCCAGAGACGGCTTCAATATATATGGGCAAATCAGAAACTGCCATTACCACGACGTAGGATTACGTGGATTTCGCCACAGCTTCCAAGTCGCGGAATCATGGACTATCAAATTCGACCAATGCTTTTCTTTTAACAGTGTAAGGCACTTCAACTTTACAACAGGATCCGGCGGCGTTCACATATACGGCGGCAGGTATGATGTGGCGTCAGACCATGGGGTTTTTGTGAATGCTGTTTCGGCAGAGCTGATAATGCAAGATGTGGCTGTTCAATTCGGACAAAAATCGGCGGTTCGCGTTGAAAACTGCTATACCGTTGAATTGAATCAGTGCTTTTTTGAAGGAAATTGCATTGGAAGCGCTACAGATTACTATGTGCATATAAGCAACAGTACTACACAATCACTTAGTTCTGCTACAGTGACCAATTGCGTTATGAACAACTTGGCCGACAACAACCGAAACGGCTTGGGTGTTCTATTCATTGAAAATATAGTCGCGTTCACATATTTGTCTAGGTGGACGCGAAACGCAATTAATTCAGTGCCTGTTGTGGGTGACGGTGTCACAAGGATAAACGGATCTTATAATTCCTCCATAAGTAGAGCGACGTTCCTAGAAAATATTGTGGCGGGCAGTGCTAACAATGCCGTAATCGGGCAAGTAGCAAGACCGTACGGAATATACGGCCAAGACATGGCCGACGTGTCTTTTGCGCCTACCACACGCGCCGCGTTAAATGTCGGATTTCTTAATATAGGCGTAGCCATCGGAACTTATGCCTCTATTCCATCAATTCAAGGCTATGGTGCTGCAAATGCCATTGATCTAAATCCTGTGATTGGTGTCGTGCGCTTAGGGCAAGCTGGCGCTGATGTAGCAACCGGAACCAATGAATTCTTTGGCCGGAATCGACTTGCGAGTCAGACGACATCTTCAAATTTAACGCCTGCTGCCACCACTGCTCTAGCTCTAATCAACTGCTCTGGCGGGAACAGAACCGTCACTCTTACTAATATCACACATTCTCCAGGTAGGGTGTTCACGGCGAAGAAGACCGATTCCGGTGCTAATTTGTTGATAGTTACGCCGGCATCTGGAACTATTGACGGCGGTGCTAATTTTTCTAGCGCTGCTGCATTCGCTACAGTTACCATTGTTTCAGACGGAACCAATTGGTTCAGCATTTAAAGGCCGATTATGGGAATACTTGACATAACAACTCCGCCACCCAGCTGGTGGCAGATCATTCAGATGGTGTGCGGAAAAGAAGTCAACGACGGTGATGTTTTCGCGGCTTGCCGAGGCCAACAGCAAGATGGATAAAACCCCAATCGAGCACGGTCTGATCGCAGTCGCTGTGCAGGTTGCGTTTGGCCTGTGGATCGGTGACTGGATTGCAGGCGCAGCGCTGGCCTGTATCTGGTTTATCGCCCGCGAGCACACCCAGGCCGAGTACCGATGGATAGCCAAGTTCGGCGGTGGCAAGCGCGCTAACCTCACTGCAATGGGATGGGCTGATAAACGGGTCTGGAATCTCGGATCTGTCCTGGATTTTGCAGTCCCGGTCGCGGCTTGTCTCGGTATATATTTTTTGGTCTATTAGTATCAGGTAACGTAGTCTAATGAAAAGCGAAACCACAGCCCAGGCCATCGAGGCATCGGCAGCGAGCGTTGCGAACAAAGCTACCTACGCTGGAGCGGGTGTCACGATCAGTGGCGGTATCATGCTCTCGGAATTGGCCGTGATTCTCGGCATGGTCATCGGCGTATTGGGTCTTGTGGTCAACTGGCACTACAGGGCGAAAGAGGACAAAAGATCTGCCGCAGAACACGAACAACGGATGAAAGACCTAGAATGAAACTAATCAGTAATTGGCGCGATGCCCCCCGTATGTACAGCATGTGGGCGCTGGCCGCGATCACCACGATTCAAGGCAGTGTACTCGCCCTTCTGTCTCCGGCCCAGCTGGATTCATTGGTTCTGTTCATGCCGGGTTGGACGTGGGGCGATCTGTTGCAAAGCGCGGTGGCGTTCTTGGCGATCACGGGCGGTATCGGGCGGCTCATCACGCAAGAGGTAGAAAAATGAACGTCAACGCTGATAAATACATCACTAACCTGCTGGCCCGAGAGGGCGGCTATGTTGACCATCCTGCAGATCGGGGCGGCGCAACAAATCACGGCATCACCGAGCACGTGGCGCGCGCCTTTGGCTACCACGGCGCCATGCAAGACCTGCCGCAATCGGTGGCGCGATCAATCTATCTGGAGCGCTTCTGGGAGGCACCTGGGTTTGACAAGGTGAGCGAGTACAGTGCGCCCGTGGCCGAGGAGATGCTCGACACCGGTGTGAACATGGGTCAGGCGGTGGCCGGGCGATTCCTACAGCGAGCGCTCAACGTGCTGAACAGCGAAGGCAAGCACTACCCCGACATAGTTGCCGATGGCGCTGTTGGCCGCATGACGATCGCCGCCCTGCGCGCGTACATCGGCGCGCGTGGGAAAGATGCTCACACCGTGCTGCTGCGCGCCCTCAATTCGCAGCAGGGGGTGCGTTACATGGAGATCGGGGAGAGGCGCCCCAGCCAAGAAGCGTTTGTTCACGGCTGGTTTCTACACCGGGTAGTGTGATGTGGACACCCCTAAAATTCCGGCTGGCTGTGGCCACACTTATCAGCATCTCACTTGCCGTGAGTGCTCTGTACGCCTACAGCAGCGGCAAGCGATCCGGGATGGCGACTACGCAGGCGCAATGGAATATCGAGCGTCTGACGCAACAGACGGCCCGAGCATTCCAGGAAGCAACAAACCGACTGATCGAGCAGGAGCTGAATGATGCCTTCGAAATACACGCTCAAGAAATCGCCACAGCTAACGCGGCTCGCACTGCCGAGCGTGTCGCTGGCGCTGTTGTTGCTATCCGGCTGCGCGACGCCGCCCGCGCCACCGCCGAACTTGCCGGTCAGGTCCGTGCAGATTCCACCGCTGCCGAGGTACGCGCAGCAGCCGCCGATGCCGCCCGAGTGCTCGCCGACGTGTTTGAGCGCGCTGAACAAAGAGCGGGAATCTTGGCTGAAGCAGCTGACGACGCCCACTTTGCAGGAAACGCCTGCCAGCGTCGATATAACGAAGCCCGCTCGACCGTGAACGAGTAGCGAAGTATATCAGGAGACTAGATACTACGGTAGCCTGGACTGGCCGCACATCATTCGCTTGGGGGACTCTGCCTTCGGGCAGTTCGGGGCGAGATTCAGGTCTCGCCCCTCTTTTTATTTCATCGACTCGCGGCTGAAAGCAGCGTCAGATGGTGTGAGTGCCTTCCACCCCACGCGCCATACGGGCCTTGGTTCGACGAAGTAGTGCAATCATCGCGTGTTCAAGTGCTAGTAGGGCTTCAGCGTTATCGGCGTTCGCAAAAGGCCCGGACTGAAAGCCACGCATCCTGTCGATCAATATCGAGATCAATGCTTCGTGTGTGATGCCATTCACACCGACCTCATTGATCGGGCCATTCTGGAAAAGTAGGGTCGTGTGCTGTGCCAGTGGTACGTACCAAGCGTCGAACGGATCACTGGCATTGGTCGATGTGTTGAATCCGATGATCCGATAAAGATGGTTTGCTCCACCCGATCCGGGTTCGTCTTCGACCGTCACGATCAAAGCATCGTTGGCCGGGTTCACTTGGTGGTCGTTCAATGTGCGCATTTAATTTCCTCTATGTATCGCCAGCGTTTGTATCGGTGCTGGCACACCGATTATTTCATCGACTCGCGGCTGAATGTACCCTGCTTGGCCGTCTTGACTGCAGCCTCGATCGCGGACCACAGGTGCGGAACCGAACTTTTACTCAGGTCGAATGCGTACGTACTATCGACCCAGCCGCCTTCAGGGCGTACTTTCTTGAAGCCCATCGATCGGAATATGTCGCGAAGTCGGATGGTATCGAGCTTGCTCTGTCGCTCCAGGTCAAGGCCAATCACGATCCCGAGGACATCATGAAACGCCCCGGCGCGGATCACGAAGCCCTCAGTCTGCTGGCCTCTGTTGTACTCCGGTCTGTCGATGAAGCAATGATTAATGTAGGAGTCGGGCGCGGTCAACGCCTCCCGGATCTTCAAGTACCACGGGTCCGATGATTCGATGCTCAGTTGACGGGCTTCCTGCTCCTCCATCACGAGTTCCTGTGGAACGCTCCACCAGTCTTCACCGCCCTCGTAGGCAACCACCGCCTCTGCCCACAGCTGG